TCGTTTGCAAAACGAGGATAAGCGTATCCAGATCGATGCCCAGAAAGAAAACGTGCGCTTGATGAGCCAGAACCGACAGGCTGACAAGAAAATTCAGGCTGATTTACTTAAAACAGCGATGGCGAAAAGGAATACTGAATGACCCATGAAAGGCAGATGCTGGATCACTTATTTAATAAGCTCAAAGAACGCGAGCGTGAAGTAAGTGAGGCTATGGCTGAAGGAAACTGCAAAGACTTTGCTGAGTATAAGAATTTGTGTGGCGTAATCCAAGGTCTACGCCGTGCAAGGATGGAAGTACAAGACCTTGTGCAACGATATGAGGAATTTGAAAATGACTGAAGCAGCAGATGCAGTAATCGAAGATATTCAGCAAAAAGCCAAGCAATTGCCGATTGTTAAAGGGTACAAGATCCTTTGCACCTTACCTAACATCGAGAATAAATTTGATAGCGGGATTATTAAAGCAGACGCCACCGTCAAGTTTGAAGAGTTACTGAGTAACGTGCTCTTCGTTGTAGCACTTGGTGATATGGCTTATGCCGACCAGAACCGCTTTCCCACGGGACCGTGGTGCAAACCGGGGGACTTCATTATTACCCGTGCTAACACCGGCACTCGCATCAAGATTCACGACCGCGAGTTTCGGATTATTAACGATGATTCCGTCGAAGCTGTGGTGGAAGATCCCCGTGGCATTCAACGTGCGTGAGGTGACATATGGCTGGATTTGAAAAGGTGGAATATAAATTCCCAGATGAAAGGGAGCCTGAAAAACAGGCTAAGGGTGACGATGGCTTTGAATTTGAGATTGAAGTCGTTGATGACACACCCGATCCTGATAAAGGACGCAAACCGCTTGAAGAGCCTGTCAATGAAGTAACTGATGACGAGCTATCTAAATACGATGAAGGTGTACAAAAGCGTATTAAAAAGTTGTCGCATGGTTACCACGATGAGCGTCGAGCTAAAGAAGCAGCTCTGCGGGAGCGTGAAGAGGCGTTGAAGTTTGCCCAACAGATTATCGAAGAGAATAAAAAACTTCAAAAGAATCTGGGTGATAACACGACACTTCTTGTTGGTACGGCTAAACAGAATGCGGAAATGGCGCTTGCCCAAGCACAGGGTAAATATAAAGCTGCCTATGACGCAGGTGATGCCGACCAGATTGTTGCTGCACAGGAAGAATTAATTCAAGCTAAGTTACGGCTTGACAAAGTTGAGAACTTTAGAGCACCTGCTTTACAGGAACGAGAAATTCCTGTAAATATGCAACCTGAATCCGCCTCAGAGAATAAGGTCGATCCCAAAGCGCTTGCGTGGCGTAAAGAAAATCAGTGGTTTGGGAAAAATCGCCTTATGACTGCCTTCACTCTTGGGCTGCATGAGCAATTAGTCGAAGAAGGCGTTGATCCAAGTTCGGAGAATTATTACGAGCAGATCAATAAGACTTTACGGAGCAAGTTCCCCGAGAACTTTTCTGATGGTGTAGAAAAGCAGGAGGAGAAACCGAAACGGACCAGCAGTAATGTTGTAGCCCCAGCGAGCAGAAATGTTGCCCCGAAGAAAATCACATTGACGCAAACGCAGGTTGCACTAGCTAAGAAGTTACGTATCCCTCTTGAAGCATATGCCCGAAAAGTGGCGGAAGGAATGACACAAAATGGCTGAATCTAAATCAATCGACCGTTTGAGCCGCGAATTAGATACCCGCGCTAAAGATGAGCGTCCTCGTAGCTGGGCACCGCCCACGTTACTGCCTGACCCCACCCCTGAGCCTGGATATACTTTTCGCTGGATTCGTGTCAGCACACTGGGTCAAGCTGACCCACGCAACGTGTCATCCAAAATCCGCGAAGGTTGGGAGCCTGTTCGCGCAGCAGACCATCCCGAAATCTCGATGTATTTAGATAACGACAACGCTCGTTTCAAAGATAACGTCGTGGTGGGTGGGTTGTTACTGTGCAAAACGCCAACAGAAATGGTGGATCAGAGGAATGCTTATTACCAACAGCAAGCCGATGCTCAAGTCCGTTCTGTTGACAACCACTTCATGCGCGAGAGCGACCCTCGTATGCCTCTGTTTTCAGAGCGCAAAACGTCGGTGACGTTCGGACGCGGTAATCAACAATCGTAGGAGCTAATCCAAAATGGCTTACCCGACTATCTCAGCCCCTTACGGGCTACGTCCGATCAATTTGATCGGCGGTCAGGTGTTTGCCGGACAAACTCGCCTGCGTCGTATCGCTTCAACCTATACGACGAATATTTTCTTCGGCGACCCCGTCAAACTCGTGGCTGATGGCACGATTGAACGTGCAACTAATGAATCCGATGCACCTAACGAAGGCTTTGCTGGTGTATTCATGGGTTGTACTTACGTCAGTGCTGCAACAAAACAACCCACTTGGTCGCAGTATTGGCCCGGAGTGTCGGTTGTTTCCGGTACTATCATCCAAGCGTATGTTGCTGATGATCCCGATCAACTTTTCCAAGTTGTCGGTTGCTCGTCTGGCACCACCGTTGATACAACCACTTCTGCTTTCCAGTACACCGCTATTGGTAGCAATGTGGCATTAATCAACAATGCTGGGGATGCCAATACTGGTGATTCTCGTCAAGCCGTAAACACTGGCTCGGAAACCACAACCAAGACTTTGCCGTTGCGGATTATTGATGTTGTGCCCGATACAGCGTTTGTTATTAGTAGCACGACCTACTTCCCCGAAGTCATCGTTAAGTGGAATATGCCTAACGTCGACGGCGATGGAGTACCGCAAGGTGGTCATGCTTACTACAACCCGCTCGGTCACGCAGCGTAAGGAAGGGAGTAAGAAATGGCTATTTCACGCGCACAACTATTGAAAGAGCTGCTCCCTGGTCTGAACGCATTGTTCGGTCTGGAGTATGCGAAGTACGGCGAAGAGCACAAGGAAATCTACGAAACAGAGACTTCCGAGCGTTCTTTTGAAGAGGAAACCAAGCTGTCAGGCTTTAGTGCTGCTCCGGTTAAAAACGAAGGTAGCGCGATTGCTTATGACAACGGGCAGGAAGCTTGGACCGCACGTTACACGCACGAAACGATTGCACTTGGGTTCTCGATCACTGAAGAAGCGATTGAGGATAACTTGTACGACAGCTTGTCTGCTCGTTACACCAAGGCACTTGCCCGTGCGATGTACTACACCAAGGAAGTTAAAGGTGCTGCGGTTCTGAACAACGGCTTTAGTGCGGCAGTTACCTATGGTGACGGTCAGCCTTTGTTCTCAACTTCTCACCCGCTGGTTTCCGGTGGTGTTAACAGCAACCGTCCTGCTACCAATGCAGACTTAAACGAAACTTCGTTGGAAAATGCAGTGATTCAGATCGCTGCGTGGACCGATGAACGTGGGTTGCTGATCGCTGCTAAACCTCGCAAGTTGGTTGTTCCCCCGAACCTCATGTTTACGGCAACTCGTTTGCTACAAACCGAGCTTCGTGTGGCTACGGCTGACAACGACGTTAACGCACTGAAGATGATGGGTTCCATCCCCGAAGGTTTCTCGGTCAATCACTACCTGACCGACACCAACGCATGGTTCCTGACAACCGATGTGCCTAACGGTCTGAAGCACTTTATTCGCACCCCCATGCAGAACTCAATGGACGGTGATTTCGATACTGGAAACGTACGGTACAAAGCCCGTGAGCGTTACAGTTTCGGTGTTTCTGATCCTCTTGGGATCTTTGGAAGCCCTGGAGCTTGATGTAAATCAAGCACTTAGCGCAGAGAACCCCGCTTCGGCGGGGTTTTTTGTTTTCTTAAACTTCTATGGTACATTTCCTGTGTCGTAACACAGGAGAGATAAATGGATACCACAAACCTACCCAAGACCCGTCAAGAAGCCAAAGCAACCGGCGCTAAGTATTACTTCACAGGAGAACCCTGCAAGCACGGGCATATTGCTCCACGTAAAACTAAAGGTACGTGTGTTGATTGTTTAAAGATTGAGTGGCAGCAGGCGGCAGAAAAACGTGCCGATTACTTCCGCGAGTACAACAAATCCGAAGCTGGGCTAAACGCTAAACAGGCGTACTACATTCGTAACCGCGAAACAATTATTGCTAGGGCGCAAGCTAGAACACCAGAAGAAAAACGTGCCTATAGAAACACTTGGAAAGAAAACAACCCTGATCAAGTCTTAGCCGACAATAAAGTTCGCCGTCGTAAGCATAGGGAAGCTACCCCACCTTGGATCACTAAGAAACAAAAGTCAGAGATTCGGCAGCTTTACCAAATTGCAATCACAATGTCTAGAACTACAGGTGAGCGTTATGTGGTCGATCATATAATTCCTTTACGCTCCGATGTTGTATGTGGGCTTCATGTACCTTGGAACCTTAGAGTCATTACCCAAGAACAAAACCTTCTCAAATCAAATAAGCTTGTTGACACGCCCCTCACAACCTGATAAAACACTGATATTCCGGGGTTATCCGGTGTATTAGACAGTCCCGGCTGACGACATGCAGACTAATACGCCGCTATCGCATGTGAGGATATTATGGGTTTGACCACATTTTCCGGCCCCGTACGTTCTAACGGTGGCTTTATTGGCCCAAGCTTGAATGGTGATTTCAACTTTACGGGCAACTATTACTTCGTTAACCCACTGACAGGTTCAAACGGCTACACTGGAACCACCCCAGCACAGGCATTTCAAACCCTTGCTTACGCACTTTCTGTTTGTACAGAAGGTAATAACGATGTTGTTTACCTCATCAGTGAAGTAGAAGACGGTGTTACAACGTCAGCAACGCTGACTTCCAACCTTGATTGGAACAAAGACTCTACTCACCTGATTGGTATCTGCGCTCCGACATTGATCGGCCAACGCGCACGGATTGCTGCTTCTGGCACTTCGTTTACCCCCTTGATGACGGTATCTGCAAACAACTGCTATATCGCTAACCTCTCGATCTGGGGTGGGTTTGCTTCGGGTGGTGCATCAAACATCACGCTAAGTGTGACAGGCGACCGCAACGCTTTTGCTAATGTGAGCGTCCAAGGTATTGCTGATGCAACTGCTGCTGGCGGTACGGGCGCACGGGTGATGAAGCTTGATGGTGCAGGTGAAAACACCTTTGCTGGTTGCACGTTTGGTATCGACACCATTGCTCGCACGGCTGCTAACTACACCATCGAGTTTGCTGGTGGTTCGGTGCGTAACGTGTTTGAGAGCTGCTTGTTCCCTTCTTTCGCAACGGGTTCTGGCGCAAACGGTGCAGTTATTTACGCAGCAGCTTCGGGCGGTGTTGATCGCTTCCAGTTGTTTAATAACTGTATCTTTATCAACGCAGTTCAGTCTAGCGGCACTGCTATTACCGACCTCGTGTCCTTACCTGCTGCGGCTGGTGGCATGATCGTGCTTAATAACTGCACGACTGTGGGCTTCACAGGTCTTGGTACTGCTAACGCTGTTGGTCAAACCTACATTGATATGCCTGCTCCAAGTAATTCTGCCGGTGGTTTGGCAGTAACGCCTAGTGCCTAATTGGATGGGGGCGTAAGCCCCCTTTAGCTTTGGAGTAAAGGACATGGCGATGCAATATGATGTATGGTCGGTCAAGATAAAGTCGAGTACCAACTTCTACGTAACCTCGGTGACCCCGTCAGGTGAAGGTTTTTTAACCCTTGCTAATACAACGCCCGGAATCAACGGATACGGCTACAAAGTATCGATCTCTGGCACAGGTAATG